TCCTCGTTTTCGTCGACTCTCTCCCGAATGCCACAAACTCCGCCAGCCACCGACGCCAAGCGCCGCCAGGACATCGAGCGGTCCCGCGAGCGCACCCGGCTCGGCAGCGACATCGGCGAGGTGCCGGGCGTCGTCGATCCCGCGCGCCGCGCCGCATGCCGGCTCGACCTCGAGCGGTTTTTGATCACGTACTTCCCGATGTCGACGGGCCTGACTCCGTTCAGCCCAGACCACCGACGCGTCATCGAGCGGATTCAAGGTTGCATCATCGGCGGCGGCCGGTTCGTCAACGCGGTCTACCGCGGCTTTGCCAAGTCAACGATCAGCGAGAACGCGATCATCTGGGCGACGCTGTATGGGCACCGTCGGTTCTGCGCGATCTTTGCCGGCGAAGGCGGGCTGGCCGCCAAGGCGATCGCGAGCGTCAAGCTCGAGCTGGCAGAGAACGACCTGCTGCACGACGACTTCCCCGAGGTGTGTCACGCCATCCGGGCGCTCGAGGGCAAGGTGCAGCGGTGCAACTCCCAGACGCACCAGGGCGAGCAGACGCACATCCGGTGGCAGGCGGACTCCATCGTCATGCCGACGATCCCGGGCTCGGTGGCGTCGGGCTCGATCGTCATGTCTCGCGGCCTTACCGGGTCGATCCTCGGCCTGCGGCACAAGTCGCCCGACGGGACGCAGCTGCGTCCCGACTTCGTCATCGTCGACGACCCGCAGACACGCGAGAGTGCGGCCAGCCCGATGCAGTGCAGCAAGCGGCTGGAGATCCTGTCGAAGTCGGTGATGAAGCTGGCCGGCCACCGGTCGAGCATCGCGTGCGTGGTCAACGCCACGGTCATCCAGCACGACGACATGGTCGACCAGCTGCTCGACACGAAGAGGTACCCGGCGTGGCAGGGCGAGCGGATCGCCATGGTCAAGCAGTGGGCGGACCGCCACGAGGACGAGTGGCTCGGCCGGTACCGCGAGCTGCGGGTGACGTTTGACAAGGACGTGCCGGGCGACCAGGCCCGCGCGTGGGCCGAGGCCGACGCGTACTACCGCGACAACCGAGAGGCGATGGACGCCGGCTGCCAAGTGTCGTGGGAGAGCTGCTACGACCCGGAGCGGGAGCAGTCCGCGATCCAGCACGCGTACAACGCGTTCATCGACGACGGCCCGGACGTGTTCGCGAGCGAGTACCAGAACCAGCCGCTGCGTCAGGAGGCGCAGACCAACGCGATCACCAGCGAGGACGTCCGCAGCAACGTCATCGAGGTCGCCCGGTGGATCGTGCCCGGGCAACTCGACACGCTGACCGCGTTCATCGATGTGCAGGAACGGGCGCTCTACTGGGCGGTGGTGGCGTGGGGGCACCAGTTCCGCGGCCACCTCGTGGCCTACGGCACGTGGCCGGAGCAGAACCGGACGTATTTCACGCTGCGTGACATCCGCCGCACCATGCAGACGGTGACGAAGCTCTCGTCGCTCGAGGCCGCCACCAACCAGGCGTTGGCCGAGGTGGCGGCCATGCTCTTGGACCGCGAGTTCGCACGCGAGACCGACGACGCGGTGCTGCGAATCTCACAGGTGATGGTGGACGCCAACTGGGCGCAGACGCAGGGCGTGGTCCGCGACTTCGCCCGGCGGTCGACGTACGGCCCGCGCGTGCTGCCAAGCCATGGCCGCTTCGTCGGCGCGTCTGGCTCGACCTTGTCGGACAAGCGGCCTGACCGCGGCGAGCGCGTCGGCAGCAACTGGCGGACATCGACGATCCAGAAGCAACGCCACGTGCTGTACGACACCAACGCCTGGAAGACACTGATTGCGGCGCGGCTGAAGCTGCCGGCCGCCGACCCGCAGGCGTTCACGGTTCACGCCGGCGACCACGCCATGCTGCTCGAGCACCTGGCTGCCGAGTACCCGGTGCGCACCGAGGCGCGTGGCCGTGTCGTCGACGAGTGGCGGACGCTGCCCGGCCGCGACAACCACTGGCTCGACTGCGTGGTGGGAGCGGCCGTGGCGGCCAGCTACGCCGGCGTGACGGCGGTGGGCGTTGACACGCCGAGAAGCCATCGCCGCAAGGTCAGCATTCCGACGGCACCAGTCCGCAAGATCGAGCTGCGGAGGATGGGTGCGTGACCGACATCGTGACACGCCTGCGCCGGTGGACGCACGCGGTGGACGCTGCGCCGGCGAGCGACTTGATGGACGAGGCGGCGGATGAGATTGAGCGTCTGCGGCTCACAGACGAGGAGCGGGAGGCGATCAAGGCTGGCATCTCAGCCTGCGAAGACATCGTCTACGGCGGTGCTACCGACCAAGAGGCGGCGGACACCATGCGGCGGTTGTTGGATCGGTTGAAGTGAGAACGCCAAGGATCAGGAGCGGCGACCTATGGACATTGACAACACGCAGGGCGGTGCCGAGCCGTCTTCTGCATCCGCTGGTTATGCACGGGAGTGGCGAGTCGCTGAACGGTGGTGCGACACGCTTGGCGAATACCGACACTGCCTTATTCACCCGCACGGCTTCGTCGATTCTTCGTTTGAGCGTTCTCCACTGGGCAGGAGCGAGGCTATCGGGTGGGCCGACACCTACAACATGAACGCTGACAGGGCGGCCGAGTTTCGGGAGTGCCCTTACTGCAAAGACGGGTGCCCCTGGTGTGCATAACTTGTGTTTCTACTGTCCGTATATCACGCCGCCTCCGTGTATCACGCCTGACGTAGGGGCTGCTCGCACCATGTCCGCTCCCCTGATCCTCGGCGTCGGCGTGGTGTACCTGGTCGTGGCCCTTGACCAATACCGTCAAGGCAGCACCGGCATGGCCATCGCGTGGGCCGGCTACGCGCTGGCCAACATCGGCCTGGCCATGGCGGCCAAGTAGGCCACACCCCCTGCGGTCTGCGCTCGCGCGCGCTCTATCGTCGCCACTATGAGCGACGCCATCGAGCAGGCCATTGAGGACACCGCCACCGGCCCCAAGCGCGTCCGCACGGACGCCGGCGAGGTCGAGGCGCAGTCCATCCAGGACCAGATCGCCGCGGACAAGTACCTGACCGGCAAGGCGGCCGCGTCGACCTCGAGGCGTGGCCTGCGTTTTAACCAGCTCACACCATCGCCGTACTCCTGATGGCATTCCTCGACTTCTTCCGTGCCAAGGCCAAGCCGCGCCCCGTCGCGGCTCCGGTCGTGCGCGGGCGGTACGAGGCCGCACAGGCCGGCGACGACTACCGGCACTGGCAGGTCGCCGACGCATTCTCGGCCGACGCGCAGCTCTCGCCGGTCGTGCGTCGCACGATCCGCAACCGCGCGAGGTACGAGCGCAACAACAACTCGTACTTGGCCGGCATCTCCGCCACGCTCGCGAGCGACCTGGTCGGCACAGGACCACGTCTGCAGCTCGACGTCCAGGACGACGCCGCGCGTGTCGTCGAGCGTGCGTTCTACGACTGGGGCAACGTAATCGACCTGCCGGCGAAACTGCGGACGATGCGCGAGGCGCTCGTCGTCGACGGCGAGGCGTTCGGCCTCATGGTCAACAACGCCCGCCTGCCTGGCGTGCAGCTCGACCTGCGGCTCGTCGAGGCCGAGATGGTTGCGACGCCGACCGAGCTGATGCGTCAGACGATCACGCCCGAGGGCAACACGGTCGACGGCCTCGAGTTCGACGAGATCGGCAACGTCGTCGCCTACCAGGTGCTCAACTTCCATCCCGGCTCCAACTACCGCGTCAACACGCTGCAGTTCCAGCGGGTGCCAGCTGCCGCAGTCATCCACTGGTTCCGCCGGCAGCGTCCCGGCCAGAACCGCGGCATGCCCGAGGTGGCGCCGGCGCTCAAGCTCTTCGGGCAGTTGCGGCGCTACACCGAGGCCGTGATCGCGGCGGCGGAAACGGCCGCAGATTTCGCGGCGTTCATTCATTCGAACAGTCCTGCTGCCGAGGTCGACGAGGTCGAAGCGTTCAACGAGATGGAAATCAGGAAGAGGTCGCTGGTGACGCTTCCGGAGGGCTGGGACATCTCGCAGCTCAAGGCCGAGCAGCCGACGAGCACCTACAAGGACTTCAAGCGCGAGATCCTCAACGAGATCGCCCGCTGCATGCAGCTCCCATACAACGTCGCCGCGCTCGACAGCTCGTCCTACAACTACGCCAGCGGTCGCATGGACCACCAGGTCTACGGCCTGATGCAGCGCGTCGACCGCGACCAGCTCGAGCGGGTGTGCCTCGACCGCGTGCTGGCCGCGTGGGTCAACGAGGCCAGCCTGGCCGGCGTCATCCCGGACGGCCTGCCGCCGTTCTCGGAGTGGAACTGGGCTTGGGTCTGGGACGGCCGCGAGCACGTTGACCCTGGCAAAGAGGCGTCAGCGGCCGAGGTGCGGCTGCGGACGCACACGACCACGCTGGCGAGTGAGTACGCCCGCCAGGGCAAGCGGTGGGACGTCGAGCTGCGGCAGCGTGCGGCCGAGCTGGAGCTGATGCGCGAGCTGGGGCTGCCGATCGACCTCGGTGGTGCTGCCCAGCCAATGCAGGAGGCCAACCCGCAGGAGGCGTGACGTGGACGACTTTGACCACGACGAAGACCTCGAGGAGCTGATCGACTTCCTATGAACACCATCAAACTCGACACCAGCGTGACGTTCCTGCAGGCCGCCGATGGCGAGGCTGCGGCCTCCCCGCGTCGGTTCACGATCGAGGCCTACACCGGCTCTCCGATCCGTCAGGGCTGGAGCCGCGAGCCGGTCGTGATCGACCTGGCCGGCATGCAGACCAAGCAGCGTATCCCGATCGTTCTCGGCCACGACTACGGGCTCGGGTCGATCCTCGGGCAGACGGACAGCGTCCGCGTCGAGGGATCCAAGCTGATCGTCGAGGGCGAGATCATGGCCGACACCGACACGGCCCGCCAGG